TTGCAAGTGGGGATGTATCGACATCGATCAGTACCCCTTAGATCATAAGTTGCTGGTGGATAAAATCCGCCGGATGAAGCTACCACTAGTTGTATGCCGATCTAAATCGGGTGGGGCACACTGTTTTGTTTTTACGTCTGATTGGACTCCTGCAAAGGATGTTCAGAAAGCCCTGCAAGCTATGGCCGCTGCATTAGGCTACGGTGAGAGCGAAATATTTCCTAAACAAATAAGACTTCACTTGGACAGAGGTGATGTAGGGAACTTCCTGAATTTACCTTACTATGACCATGAGTCTGGATTGCGATACGCTTTCCTAGATGACGGCACTTCTGCCACAATAGAAGAGTTCATTGAGATACATGGGCGCTACGTTCAAACCCCTGAAGAGATTGTTAAGATACAAATTGTTGGTGGGGGTGAAACCAAGTTACTTCAAGACGGTCCTCCTTGCTTACAAATTCTTTGCAAGGATGGGATTAGTGAGGGTGGCCGAAATAACGGTTTGTTTAACATAGGTGTTTATTTGCGAAAAGCCTTCCCAGACAGTTGGGAGTCAGAGCTTTTGCGGTACAACATGGATTACATTTCGCCTCCTTTACCACTGAATGAAGTTAATGTGGTCGCTAAACAAGTGGAAAAAAAGGATTATGCTTACAAGTGTAATGATGCCCCTATCAATTCCTACTGCAATAAGGACCTCTGCCGAACACGTAAATTTGGTATAGGCGCAGCCATGTCTGGGGCAAGTGTTGCTAACCTTCGTAAATATAACTCTACCCCACCAGTATGGTTTATGGACGTCAACGGTGAGCCGCTTGAAATGGATACCGAGGCGTTGATGAATCAGATGACGTTTCAGAAAGCTTGCATGGAGCAGTTGAATTTAATGCCTCGATCTGTCGCAAAGCAGCAATGGGAAAGTCGTATAAGCACTCTGTTGGTTGAAATGAAGGGTAATGAATCTGCAATCATTGAAGTGGCTGTAGACGCTAGTATTAGTGGACAGTTTTACGATTATTTAGAAGAATTTTGCCGACATCTTCAAGTGGCGCAGGATAAGGAAGAAATATTGCTGCGTAGACCTTGGACGGATGAAGAGAACGGCATTACTTATTTTAGGTTAAAAGACTTTGAGAATTTCTTGAAGAAGAACAAGTTTTTTGAATACAAGTCACATCGAATAGCCCAACGTCTTAGAGACATCAACGGCGACAGCATAGTGTTGAAAATAAAAGGTCGGTCCGTCCGTGTTTGGAAAATACCTTCTTTTGAAAACTCTGACATTGAAATTGATTCACCTTCTTTTGGTAATCAAAACGAATCTCCTTTCTAATGGACAAAAAAGCTAATCTTCCGTTTGCCAAAAGGAACTTAGAAATAGTCCGAATGGTCGATGAGCGTCGAATGACCATGACTGCCGTAGCGGTTATCTTTAACATATCCAAGCAGCGGGTTCAGCAAATTTATAGCAGGGAGAAATTACGCCATGTTTAGAATATTCGGACCTCCCGGCACGGGCAAGACCACTACGTTGTTGAACATGGTCGATGAAGCTTTAGAAGCGGGCACTCATCCTCACAACATTGCCTTTCTAGCCTTTACAAGAAAAGCGGCCAACGAGGCCAAAGAACGTGCTGCTGAACGATTTGGTTTAGATCCAAAGAAAGATTTAATCTATTTCAGAACTTTGCATTCCCTTGCTTTAACTATGACCGACATTCGGCCCGAACAAGTCATGCAAGAGTCAAACTTTCAAGAGCTTAGTAAAGCCATTGGCGTCCCACTGGGTGGTAGAAAGGCCGGGTCTTTTGATGACGACTTACCCTCCGTGGTTGCAGGTAACGACCCTATACTCGGACTGATTAATTTGGCTAGGTTGAGAAAGGTTCCGCTACGAGATCAGTACAATACCAGTAACCTAGCGGTCGATTGGAACATGGTGAGTTATGTCGATAAATGCCTGCGAGAATACAAAGAAAGTATGGAACTCTATGATTTCACCGATATGCTTGAGGAGTTTGTACAAGATGCTTCTCGTTACTGCCCTGAATTTGACTTATGCTTTTTAGACGAGGCGCAAGATTTAAGTCCTCTACAATGGGAGTTGGCTCACGCTATTGACCAGAAATCAAAAAGAATGTATTGCGCAGGAGACGACGACCAAGCTATTTATCGATGGGCCGGAGCAGATGTGGATCATTTTATTAACTTGCCGGGCGGCTCAGAAACTCTGTCTCAATCGTATAGAGTTCCAAAGTCCGTGCACCACCTAGCAGAAAATGTGGTTAAGCGAATCAATCGTCGGTTCCCTAAAAGCTACGAGCCAAAAAAAGATCCCGGTAAAATATTTCGGATTACCACCGTCGCGTCATTAGACATGTCAGAAGGATCATGGCTTATACTGGCTCAAGCAGGATACAGGTTGACGCCTGTTGCGCAGGAGTTAAAATCTAGTGGGTACTTGTTCGACTATCGCGGCCATCGGAGCATTAGCGACAAGTTATCCGACTCCGTCAATGGGTGGGAACAACTTAGGAAGGGAAAAGAGGTTTCAGGGGAAGTTGCACGAAAAATATACAGCCTTATGTCTACCGGGGTACGGGTAACACGCGGTTACAAGAAACTTTCGGGATTAGAGGACAACGACTTTGTGACAATGAGCGTGTTGGTCAACAGCTATGGATTAAAAGCCCTCAGCTCTATGATATGGTCGGAAGCAATGGACAAGATTCCTGAGGCAGATAGGGCGTATGTTACAGCCCTTCTACGTCGCGGGGAGAAATTTAACGGATTACCTAGAATAGCAGTGTCCACGATCCACGGTTCCAAAGGCGGTGAGGCGGATAACGTCGTAATTTTCACGGACCTGAGCCCTGCCGCAGATAATGAAATGCGCAATAACCCTGACGACATGCACCGCGTGTTTTATGTGGGGGTCACCCGAACTAAAAACAATTTATATATTGTCGATTCTGAAGACGTAACGAGGAGTTATGATTTATGAAAAAAGTGAACACTGGAAGGGGTAGATCATGGGTCGGGGATGAAACGCCGGCGTTTTTTTACACCTCCGAAGAGAGCTACTCTGAGTACTTGATATGAAAGATAAAATGGTTTCACAACCCTCCCATTATGCCGATGGTGAGATTGAATGTATTGACGCTATGGTTGCGGCTTTTGGCTCTGAAAAAGTTAAGGCGTATGCCGAGTTGGCAGCGTTTAAATATCAGTGGCGGATGGACAAAAAGCACGAAGACTCCAAGCAAGATAAACAAAAAGCCATTTGGTACTTAAGGTACTCAATGGGCGATGACCCACGGTTAGAGGTTTTACCCGAGCGTTTTGAAAAAGAAAGTGTCGAATATAGTGTTAACAAAGGAAGCTTAGAATACCGTATTAAAAAAGCAAAACAGGCCTTTGGTCAAACCGCCCAAGATTCTTTTCCAGAGGTCTTAACATGAGTCTACAGATAGCCATGCTTGCTAGTAAGAATGAATGGGTTCCCCCCTTAGAGCTGCCGGACATTACGGAAGCACCAAAAATTGCGATAGACGTTGAAACGCGAGACCCTAATCTTAAAAAGAATGGCCCCGGATGGCCGACGGGTGACGGGGAAGTGGTAGGTTATGCTATTGCTATTGATGGGTGGTCAACTTACATTCCCATAAGACATCTTGGGGGAGGCAACCTAGACGAGAAGATTGTCAATCGATGGTTGAAAAAAGTTTTTGAGTGCCCTGCGGATAAGATTATGCACAACGCGCAGTATGATTTGGGTTGGATTAAACAAATGGGGTTCACGGTCAACGGACGAATTATCGATACGATGATTATCGCATCCTTGCTCGATGAGAACAGATTTAGCTACAGCCTAAACGCCTTATCATACGATTTACTTAACAAAACAAAATCTGAGAAGGGCCTTAATGCCGCTGCCCAAGAGTTTGGTGTCGACCCTAAAGCTGAAATGTGGAAGATGCCCGCTATGTATGTTGGACCCTATGCTGAAGCCGATGCAGAATTAACACTTGAGCTTTGGAATTATTTTTCGGTTAAGTTAACCCAAGAAAACTTGTGGGGCGTAGCTAACTTAGAACTGGATCTACTGCCCTGCCTTGTGGAAATGACCATGCGTGGCGTTCGTGTTGATGTTAATCGTGTTGAAAGAACTCGAGACAGTTTGCTTAAAAGAGAGCGCGAAGTGATGAAAGAGTTGAAACGAGTCGCAGGTTCCCCCGTTGAAATATGGGCAGGACAATCTCTCGCTAAAGCTTTTGACAATCTGAGCATACCTTACCCCAAGACGGAAAAAGGTGCCCCTTCGTTCACAAAAATGTTTTTGCAAGAGCATTCGCACCCCATAGCTAAACTGGTCACGCAGGCCAGAGGATTAAATAAAACTTCAGGAACGTTCATTAATTCTATTATGACTCACTGTAGAAGGGACGGACGAATTCACTCCCATATTAATCAACTTCGTTCAGATGACGGTGGCACGGTGTCGGGCAGAATCTCTATGCGAAACCCTAACTTACAACAAATACCGGCAAGGGACCCTGAGTTTGGGCCTATGATCAGGTCTTTATTTTTACCGGAGGAAGGAGACCAGTGGGCTTCTATCGATTTCTCTCAACAAGAACCACGGATCTTGGTTCATTACGCCCAAGTTTACGGGAAGACGCGAGGAATACCTTTAGAAGGTGCGGATGATTTTGTGGAAGCGTATAACAAAGAGCCTCAAACCGACTTTCATGGCTTGGTCGCAGAAATAGCCGCTATTCCGAGGAAACAAGCGAAAGGAATTAACTTGGGATTGATCTATGGTATGGGCGTCCCGAAGATGGCCGATGAGTTAGATATACCTGTGGAAGAAGCTAGAGATCTAGTTAAGCAATACCATCAGCGTGTTCCTTTTGTAAAGGGTTTGATGACAGGCGTCATGAATCGTTTGAATCAAAAAAGTGCAGGAGGTTCGCTGCGGTCTTTGGCCGGACGTAAATGCCGCTTTGAGATGTGGGAACCAGATACTTTTGCAATGAACAAGGCACTACCTTATAAAGAAGCGGTTGACACTTACGGCGCGACGACCCGGTTGAAAAGAGCTTATACATATAAAGCTTTGAACAGACTGATCCAAGCTTCTGCGGCTGATATGACTAAAAAAGCTATGGTTGATATTTATCAAACTGGGAAGTTGCCTATGTTACAAATACACGATGAATTGGCTATGTCGGTTTCGTCCAAAGAAGAAGCTATGGAGATAGCACGGATTATGGAAAATGCTATCCCGTTGGAAGTACCTAATATATGCGATATTGAAATGGGGCCCTCATGGGGAGAGGCTAAATAATCGGATTGTAATGATCTATTTAAATCGGATTGTAATGATCTATTTAAACCGGATTGTAATGATCTATTTAAACCGGATTGTAATGATCTATTTAAACCGGATTGTAATGATCTATTTAAACCGGATTGTAATGATCTATTTAAATCCCTTGCTTTTCAGTAAACTTGCTTTTTTGTATATTATCCTATACTCTCGGTGTTATTAATGCAGACCTTAAGAGAGCAAAATGGACACAACACGTTGGAAAAGTATTCTCGTTCCAAGAGAAGTTTATGATGAAATAAAATTATTGTCTAAAGTCGAAGGCCGTACCATTGGAGGTCAATTGCGCGTAGTGTTTGACTGGTACAAAGACTGGGCCGATGGCTTGGCAGAAACACCACCAGACGAGAGAGGAAACAATGGAAGCCATAAATCAGGAAGCGGGTCCAATACATAAAAGCTTGGTCCACGACCAATGCCCAAAGTGTTATCTTACGTTAGAGACAAAAGAACTTACCCCGCATAAAATGGTGCGCTACTGCACCCAATGCAATTTAACTATTGTCGATGATCCAAAAACAGCAGAGGTTTCTACCCATGTATGCGATTAAGTGTTGAATATCGCATACGAGTGTGTATACTAAATACTCGTAGTTTGTTAAGACCCGCCTTTAGTTGGTTGCCCCCGACTAAGGGCATTTTTTTTATAGAGGGATAAAAAAATGGCAGAAAAAGTATTTGTTGACGGCCTTATGGCTAAAAAACCCCGCGAGCAAGCCCCAGAATGGGTAAAATGTAACCTTAGCCTGAAGCGAGAAGATGTTATATCGTGGCTATCGGGACAAACGGATGAATGGATAAACGTTCAAGTATGTGAATCAAAAGGCGGCAAGTGGTATGCCGAAGTGGACACTTGGAAGCCGTCTAAACAGTAAAAAAATAGATCGGTTGACACTAGCGCATAAAGTTGCATATACTTAATCAACTTTACAGGACACT